CTGAAAAATCTCGGTATAGAAGAGGTGACATTCCAGGGCCGATGGTTGAGAACATCCGTTATTACCGATAGTGGTCAATATCAAAAACCCATTGCCCGAATGATAAAGGTGACCGTCATTGCGGGCGGCGGCGGCGGCAGCGGTACTCCAGCTACTGGTAACAGTCAAGGGGCGGTGGGGTCAGGCGGTGGCGCAGGTGGTACATCGGTTTCATATTACCTAGTCGCTAACCTCGCATTCCCGATCCTCCTCACCGTAGGTAAAGGCGGTGCCGGTGGTGTGGCGAGCAGCCGACCACAATCCGGTGACAGTAGTTCGTTTGGCTCATATCAATCAGCGGCGAACGGCCACAGCGCGGCCAATGGAACTCTTTTCAACTTTGGCGAGTTTCTACTGCTATCAAACGGTGGCGGTGGTGACGGTATTGGAGGGAATTACATGAATATCAAGGGAGGGGCTGGTACTCCTGCTATTGTGCTGAGTAATGGTTATGAAAGTGGCGGTGGTGGCGCTTCTTCTATTTCTGCGGGTGGCAATCCTATTGCAGCGGGGATCGTTTTACCTGGTGATGATGGGCGTTTGGGTAGCGGCGGAGGTGGGGCTTTCTCCGTTCAGAATTCACCTGCAATGTCGGGCGGCAAAGGCGGTGATGGATTGATCGTGATTGAGGAGTTTTCATGAAGGAATATGCGCGCATTGATAACGGTATAATGGCTTAGTTTTGAGACTGATGCAGATATAAAAAAGCTCTTACATCCACCCCTGATGTGGGTGGATGTAAGAGATTTAGTGCGCCAGCCATTAGAGGGGGCAGTTCAAAAGTGGTGCGTTTTCGAAAGCACCTAGTATTAACGACATTATGAAATAACATCAAAGCACAACAATACATCAAGTACAGACAGAGATGTCTATGCTTGATGAATTGTTGTGCCCTTCCCTTCAGATTTATCATCCAATAACCATCACAGCCCATATTATAACGCTATGAAGACTTCCTAAATACGGCCGACATACGCGCATAAACCGTATTATCGGGTACATCGTTTTTAACCACATTTTTTCCCCACTCTGTTGTGCCATCCCCCCCACGCCTGCCATCGAGTGCGCGTCTTTCTGTTTGTCGGCATCCTTGCTTCACCACCCACAAAAGAGAGAGTCAACCCGATGGCTGATTATCACCACGGCGTACGTGTTGTTGAAATCAACGACGGTACCCGCGTTATTTCCACTGTTTCAACCGCAATTATCGGCATGGTTTGTACCGCAGAAGATGCCGACCAGACCCTGTTCCCACTCAACACACCGGTTCTCATCACCGACGTGCTGGCCGCCAGCGGCAAAGCGGGTAAAACCGGCACGCTTGGCCCGGCGTTGTTGGCGATTGCCGACCAATGTAAACCGGTCACCGTCGTGGTTCGCGTTGCCGAAGGCGCAGATGAAGCGGCGACCACCACCAATATTATTGGCGGTTCGGATACCAATGGTCGCTACACAGGCATGAAAGCCTTGCTTTCAGCGCAGGCTGAACTGGGCGTCAAACCGCGCATTCTCGGTGTGCCGGGACACGACAATCAGACGGTTGCAACTGCGCTGGCCTCTGTATGCCAACAGCTTCGCGCTTTCGGTTATGTCAGCGTATTTGGTGCAAAAACCCTTTCTGATGCCATCAAGTATCGCGAGAACTTTAGCCAACGTGAGCTGATGCTGATCTGGCCGGATTTCGTCAATTGGAATACCACCACCAGTCAGTCCGACACCGCATATGCGTCGGCTCGTGCCTTGGGCTTGCGCGCCAAAATTGACCAGGACACCGGCTGGCACAAAACCCTGTCTAACGTCGGCGTCAACGGCGTGACCGGTCTTTCCGCCAGCGTGTTCTGGGATCTGCAAGCCACCGGCACCGATGCTGACCTGCTGAACCAGGCCAGCGTCACCACCCTGGTGCGCAAAGACGGCTTCCGTTTCTGGGGCAACCGCACCTGTAGCGATGACCCGCTGTTCGCCTTCGAAAACTACACCCGCACTGCGCAAATCCTGGCTGACACCATGGCTGAAGCGCACATGTGGGCGGTGGATAAGCCGATGACCCCCTCCCTCATTCGCGACATGATCGACGGCATCAAAGCCAAAATGCGTGAAATGAAATCAGCCGGTTACATTATTGATGGCAACTGCTGGTATGACGAATCGGCCAATACGCCGGAGTCGTTGAAAGCAGGCAAATTGTATATCGACTACGACTACACGCCAGTGCCACCACTGGAAGATCTGACCCTGCGCCAACGCATCACCGATAAGTATCTGGTGAACTTTGCCGCCTCCGTGAACAGCTAAGGAGAATTTGACTCATGGCACTCCCTAAGAAACTGAAATACCTGAACCTGTTCAATGACGGGAACAGCTACCTCGGCGTGGTCTCTTCGCTGACGTTACCCAAACTCACCCGCAAGCTGGAAAACTACCGCGGCGGTGGCATGAGCGGTTCGACCTCGGTGGACTTCGGTCTGGACGACGATGCGCTGGCGCTGGAATGGACCCTCGGCGGCATGGACGAACTGGTTTTACAGCAGTGGGGCAGCTCGTCGGATATTCCTCTGCGTTTCGCCGGTTCGTTCCAGCGCGATGACACCGGTGATATCTCCGCGGTGGAGGTGGTGATGCGCGGTCGTCACAAAGAGTTCGACTTTGGCGAATACAAGCAAGGCGAAGACACCACCACCAAGATTTCAACCCAGTGCACGTACTTCAAGCTGACCATTGATGGCAAAGAGCTGATTGAAGTCGACACCGTCAACATGGTCGAAATCGTCAACGGCGTTGACCGTCTGGCTGAGCATCGTTCAGCCCTCGGCCTGTAATTCCCCGTATCAAAAATCGCCGGCAACCGTTGCCGGCCTCTTTGCAACTCAAGACTGGAACGCTCATGAACCCGATTGAACAAAATGACAACACCGTTGTTCTGGATGTACCGCTCAAGCGCGGTGACGTGGAAATCACTGAAATTCAGGTAACGAAACCTAACGCGGGCAGCCTGCGCGGTATCGGTTTGGCGGCACTGGCGAATGCCGATGTCGATGCGCTGATCACCATTTTGCCGCGCATTACCTACCCGAACCTGACCAAAGAAGAGTGTGCACGCCTGGAACTGCCTGACCTGATTGCGCTGGCGGGCAAGGTGATCGGTTTTTTATCGCCGAAACAGGGCGGGTAGAGATTGCGCCCCGCCTTACCGTGGATGATCTGATGGCAGACATCGCGGTGATTTTTCATTGGCCGCCGTCCGAAATGGACGGCATGTCACTCACCGAGCTGATGAACTGGCGACATAAAGCGTTGCAACGCAGCGGAGTAAAAACTGATGAGTAATCTCGAACACATGCCCGCTACGCTGGGGAAAATTAATCAGGAACTGTCGTCGCTCAAACAAGCGACGGCGGATGTCTGGTCGCGTCTGACGAAAACGCCGCAAAAAAATCTCTATAGCCTGATGTCTGAGGATATTGATGACGTATCCCAAAAGCTGCGTGAACTTAATAAGCAGTCTCGCCAGTTGGCAAAACTCAATGATGCACGAGAGAAACTGGCGACCAACGGGCCGACATTATTCAATAGCCAATATTCCATTGATAAGAAGACTAAAAAACTTAAAACGCAGGGGATTGACGCTGAGAATACGCCTGAAGAACAGTTCATTGTTGATATTAAAAAACAGTTGGCTAATGACTCCATAACGAAATTAAAGCAGCAGCGTCCTGCACTGATCGAACAAAAAGGCGCTGAAATTGGCGCGCAGTATAAAAATCGCGCGCAGAAAATCAGTCAGTTTAAACAGTCGAGTTCTGCGATGGTCAACTTCGCTCAACCCAAGCTTGAACTGGCAAAAAGCTTTCTCAAACCTGGCGCCGAGCTGCAAGCAGCACTCTCTGAAGTTCAGTCGGTACTCGGCCTGAAAAATGGCGATCCGCGCGTTGCAGCCCTCCGTCAGCAAAGCCTGTCGATGGCGTCGTCTGGGCATGATCCTGCCGCGGTTGTGAAGAAACAAAATGAGCTAGCAAACAATGGCCTGAATGCCGATCAAGTATTAGCTCAAACTCCATTAGCGCTAA